TCAGTTGTCTCTAATTCTTCACCTTCATGTTCTACATCCTCATGCTTCTCAAACTCAACAATAACAGTATTGTCAGTCTCAGTAACATTAAGGATATGTCTATCTTCTTTATTCATAGATTTCTCCTCTTCATTTGTTAATAAAGGATGTTTTTCCAATTCATTAGAATTGAAATCGTTAAAATCCCTAATGGGATTAATTTTTGTTAAAGTGCTGAATTTATGTCCTACTTCAATATCAGTAGGCTCACCACTTCTATAAACTTGTATTAATGCAGCAGGGTCATCTTCAGTTCCAGTAATAGTTAATTCACTATTAGGAATATTGATTTTCCCATCTCTTTCTATCTTAATTATTTTTCCTCTAGCTCTTCCACCTGAACTATTCCAACTTACAAAATCGCCTAGTTTAAGTGCATCAGGCATAGCTCTATCTTCTTCTTTTTTCATTTGTTCTACCAATCTTTTTGACCAACTAAATCCAGCATCACCACCCCATAATGCCCATGCTATTCTTCCATTAGATGGATAACCTTCTTCACCTTGTTTAAAGCCTTTGCCCTTTTTATCTACTTCATGTCTTGAGAAGAAGCTATACATTCTTTTTACAGTATCATCAGATAGGTTTTCACCAGCTACTATTTGTCTTGCTCTTACAGCTCCAACCCTAGTGCCACCTCTACCATGTTCTTCACGCCAGTCTAAACCTCTTTGAGCTTCAGTTTTCATACCATCATTAGGCTTAGGCATCTTCTTCCTCATCTCCACCCTGTATCTTTGCTTCTACAGGTAGCTTTTGACCAAATGGCTGATAAGCTAGTTCAATATCATATTGTTTAGCTAGTTCTATTTCTTTTTGATGCTGTTCAAATAACTCTTCAGTATCTCTTCCATACGAGGCACTAATATCAGAATAGGTAAGTGTTCCATTTTGCAAACCAATAACATTAGCCTGCATTTCTTTTAGTGGGTCAATCCAAGCAAAACTTCTTGGTATGTAATTAATTGACCTTGCGAATTTATCATATTTACCCATAGGCAAATTAATATATCCAGTTGAAATAGACATCTCTAACCATGATTGGAATACTGGGTTTACAAAATGCTCAATTACAAATTGTTGATATATCTGATACATACTTCTATCTTCTAAAGCACCTTGTCTGATACTTGAATAATTTACTGAAGTTAAATCATTAGATAATGAGTGATAAGAAATGTTTAAACCTGATGCAATACTTCTTAATACGCTAGTTGTAAATGACTCAAAAGCAGATGTTGGGTGGGTTGGGTCAAAGCTCTTGAAGTCCATACCTTGAGGTAATTGTTCAAATACTCCAGCTTGTGCGTTCATTGTTGGATTAAAGGTATCTTCATAAGCACCATCACCAACATAACCATCACCATCAGGTGAGGTAAAGAAACCCATTTTAGATGCACCAACTCTAGCTGCAACTATTTCTGCTTCTAAATAACCATTTAACATTTTCACATTAGCCATTGCTGTAGCAACCAAAGAAACACCTCTAGTTTGTTCTGCCCTAGAAGGTAGGTAAGCATGGATAATCTCATCAGCAGGAACTCTAATGTGTTGAGCTTGAGCTAAATAATTTCTGTCATAAGGATGGTCTTTATATAAATGATAAGCAACTGGTCTGTCATACTTATCTACTTCAACACCCATTTTAATTTTGTTGCCAGTAGCTTTGTAAATGTCATTCTTGTTTTCATCTAAATGGTCAGCTTCTAAAAACTGTAATTCAAAACCAAAAGGTGAATTAGTGTTTTTTATTTTCCTGATTAGTACTTCGCCATCTCTACATAAAGACTCAACAAATATTTTTTGGCAATCTAAGAATGATAATCTGCCATTAGTTGTACAGTTACCAACTTGACCCCATTCCTTCCAAGCACGTTCAATCAGCAGGTTAGCTCCAATATCTAAAGAACCATTATCGTTCCTAGATTTGGAGCTCACTCTTATGCCATGCTTACCGATAACATTAGATACCATCAGGTTAAGGTATCGTGCTATATAGCTATCGTTTCTTGCAAGTTCTCTAGCTCTATCTCTTAATATTCTTATGTTATCTTTTATTTCAGCATCAGCACTTGTTGAGCTTGTTACAAAATCTGCGAACAATCTACCAGTGTTAGCACCAGTATAGCTTCTTCTATATGCTTGTCTTTTTTTCTTCTTAGGCTCATTTACGCCTAATATCCTGTTATACCATGCCATTATGTGTAGCTCTTGGGTGTTGAGCCAGTAGCACTACCAAAATTAACCTTAATGGTATTGCCTGACCCTCTGTTGTTTTTAATTCTCTGTATTTTAACTTCTTTTAGGTATTCAGCTTTGTATCTATCTCTAAAAGTCATTAGCTCATCTATAGACATTCTTGATAATGACCTTCCAGCTATAGACATAGATGATTGGTCAATATTTGCCCTGTTCTCAATTACAGCTTCTATGCTATCTAAAACAATCTTTGCATGACTTCTAACTGAAGCAGTTGTAGTTGCATAATTATCCTGAACTTCTACAAATCCTTCTTCTAGCTTAACTCTTGCAGAGTCAGAGCTTCTAGTCATATAAGAAACCCAGTTGTAATTGCCTTTTGTGTATGAAGCAGTGTTATTTGCTTCAATAATATAGGTGTCGTTTGATTCAGTTGCAGTTAATGTGAAATTAGAAGCTGTAGCACCATCAACTAAATTGAACTCATAGGATAATGAGTAAGATGCTATTGGATAATCTTCTGATAAATCATCTCTTTTCCATGCCCAAAAGTCTCCCAACTGAAGCTCAGTAGGAACTTGGGATGGATAATTTGTTGAATCAAATTTGTTGCTCAAGCAAAAACCTCATAAATGTTTTAGATATATCTACATCTAACACTAATGTGCAATAGGCTATTGTCAATATCAAAAGGGCAAAAAATGAAAAAGGCTCAATTAAGAGCCTTTGAGGTTTTGAGTGGGATTATGCAGTAAACATGATCTGATTAGATTCTCTAACCTGTTGTCTAACTAAATCAGTTAAAGCTATTTCAGGATAATTCTTAATAGTAACAACACTATCTTTATGATGAGCTGTTGCTAAGTGTTTAGTTCCACCTGTAAGCATAGTTCCACAAGTTAGCTCATTCATGTATAACCCATGATTTCCACATTCAGTAACTTGTAACACCTTACCATGTTCAGTTACTAGAGCTAGTATTCCATGTTTATTAAATATTCTTTCTTTAAAATCTAGCTCTTGAGAATATCCATCAAATAGTCCTAATTCACCATTTGCTTTTAAAATCTCATTAGCTGTTTCTACTGCTTCTTTAAGATTTTCAGTTTTTTTAATTATTTTGTATTCCATGTTTGACTCCTTTTTGTTTAACATACTACCTATATTACCTATAAATATATAAATGTATATAGATTTAATGAAAAAACAGCAATTATTTCCAAGAAGTAGCGAAATTTCCTCTATTTATACCTTTTTGTGGTCTATTTTGTGTTTTTTCTCTTGGTTTTGACTCTTGGGTAAGTATTTTGTTCTCAATAGAATCATAATTAGGATTTAAGATATAGATAGCAGCAAAATTATATACTAATGTATCTAATGCTTCATTTCTTGGTCTAATTTGCTTCCAAGCAAGTGTTTTTCTTCCTCTAACAAACTTAGTGATTCTTTTCTCACTTGTAAGTTGCTTAAAGTACTCTTCATCTAAGTCTGAGCAAAAATGCAGTGTAGTTGTATCAGGTTCAGTAGATAATCTAGCAAATATAGCTTCTTTGGCACTATCAGAACCAACACCATATAGAACAGCCTTATTCTTACCAACAAATGTAGGTCTATTTGCTATTGGTTTACCTGCTGTTGATAAACCTTTGATTGCAAAGATTCTTCTAGCTTGTCTTGGTTTAGTAAATTGATAAACCATATTGGTATGATGTCCACCTGAGTCAATAGTACAACATGATATAGGTATCAATCTCTCTGATTCAGTTTTAAATCTTTTCTTTAGGTAAGCATCTAAGTCTGACCAAACATTCTGAGCATTTGGGTCACCCCAAAATATCTTATAGTCACACACCCACGCCTCATAATTCTTACCCCATCCAACTAATTGCAGTTCCAACCTATCCTTCTGCGTATCCACGCCAGCAGTAAGAACCAAAACATCTTCAGGAATGGTTGTGTAGTCATAGTTTAATCTTCTGCTTAGTAATGTCTCATGATCAACAGCATCACCTTGCTCTTCCCATGATTCTCCAAGAGCAGTATTAATCCAAGTCTTTAACATCTCAGGATTCTTTTTAGCTTCAAGAAATGTTTTAGCCATATCTGCCCAAGTAGACCAAACTGAATAAAGCTCTGATATGTGGAAACCTGCTGTATCTGATTTAGGTGCAGAAGCTATCCATTCACCATGCTTTAACATCCATTGTTTTTTTGACTCATCTATAACTGAACCACAATGCTCACAAGCATAAGTAGCAGTCTCAGGTTTATCTTCTTCCCAAACTACATTCTTCCATTTTAATATTTGTGTTTCTTCACATTCAGGACAAGGCACATGGTAATAGCGTTTATCTGATTCTTCAAAAGCAGTTTCTATTCTTGATAGTCCTTTTATTGTTGGGGTTGAGCATAGATATATCTTCTTATTCCAAAAGGTAGTTGTTCTTTTAGTTGCAAGTGATATTGGGTCTCCCTCTGCTCCTGCTGATGCTTCATATCTATCACACTCGTCAGCTAATACAATTCTAATAGGTCTTGATGCCAGTCCTGATGCAGAATTAGAACCAACTATGTTTAAGTTACCACCTGCAAACTTCTTAGATAAAACTGTATTACCACTATCTCTGCTTCTTGGGTCTTTAACACAATCCCTAATCTTCTCAGAATCCCTAATCATCATAGCAAGTCTGTCTTTACTAAATGCTTGAGCCATTTGTAAGGTAGGTTGCATGATTAACATAGGAGCAGGGTCTTGGTCTATGTAGTAACCAATAACATTTAGTAGTATTTCAGTTGCACCAACCTGAGAAGATTTCATAAATACTATTCTCTGAATATCAGGGTCATTAAATGTATTCATTATTTCCCTTTGGAAGGGTGCTCTGTCACTTTTCCACTGACCAGCTTCTGCTGAAGATTCAGGTGAGAGCCTTCTGTAGTTATCTGCCCAGTCGGTAA